GCATAACGAACCCAATCTTTCTCAAATGGGGTACTTTCTAAATCTACCCAATTAGAAAATTTTGCTAAGGTAGATTTTCCAACCCCAGGAAAACCACAAATAATCATTTATTCACTTCCTCCTTATATTTTTTTATTAATTTTAATGCGTCAGCAGTTAAATGTTGAACGCATATTCTTGGAGGATAATTATCATAATTACAATCACTACAGGCATCTGGCACTCCACAGCAACACCGTTCAAGTGACCAAATAATATCATCTTCTGTCATATTTTTCTCCTTATCCTATTCTAAATTTTAAACAAAAATTCATTGTATGATATTTATGATAAGTTTGCCATTCTTTAATCCAAATATATATAGCTTTAAATAGATTATGTCCTTTATATTTTTCTTTAGGGTTGCCTTGACAAGTTGTCACAACTTCAATCATCATTACTCCTTTTCATAATTATCTTGTGCAATTCTTTTACAATTTGTACAAGGTGAATTATAACCAAGTTCTCTTTCATTTTCATATTGATCTTTATTTTTACAACCATAACATTCATTTTTAGGAGAGAAATTATCACAATCATATGACACTTTTAAAAAACAGCCTTCTGTGTTTTTTGATTGGCTGTAATTAATTGTATATTCCATTTGACTCAATGCAGATATTGCATAAGCCATTATATGTTTACATTTTTTCCCATTATTTTTACAATATTGACATTTACTAAACTGCATTATTTTTCTCCTTAAAATGCACTTGTTTCAATTTTAGGTGTAACCTTAATTTTTAAATCTTCAATGTCCATTAATTCATAATTATAATTAGTTATAAATATAGGATCAATACGACATATGCCTCTATCAGATCTGCACCAAAGAAGAATATCTTTATATCTTCCTCGTCTATTTTTATAAACAGAAATTTTTATATCAGGCATCTCAATACCCATAGAATTAACAATATTTTTTAATGCTTCTCTGTCATCTTGGCTGACTTGAAGCATAATCATACCGCAGTCAATTTTATCTGCAATAGCTTTTGCTCCACGAAGTAGGTTTTGGTCATACTGTTGTGCAGATACATAATCAGCATTAAGCTGAGTGGCTGACATAATAAATACTCCATATTGATTACAAAGATCTTTTAATCGAACACTAATCATAAAAAGAATATTATCTTCTCTAAGTCCTTTAACTCCAGCTTTTGAGCTAATTTCACTAAGTATTTTCATACTTGAATGAATATAATCCATAAAAATATAACGAGTATCATATTGACGAATACCAAATTTAATTGTATTTTCAATATCTTGTAATGAAAAATCTGGTAATTTTTTGATATATAAAGGACTTTTTGAAAGAATCGTGGCGGCTTCATTGACTCGTTCCCATTCATCTCCAACATATATATTCTCAAGAATATGATCTTCATTTACTCCAGACAGAAAAGAAATCATCATAGTTTGAATTTCATCTTCTTCCTGCTCTGTAGTAATAAATTGAGTTGGCTCACGAGTTCCATTATCTTCCCATTGTTTTGTTTCAAGATTATAAATTTTATTACAAGCAATAGAACAGGCATCTGCAATCATAGAACGCGTTTTTCCAACGCCTGTAGCCGCAGACCGCAAATAAAATTTCTTTAATCTTGCTCCTCGATGAATTGCATTAACTAATCTTCCATAAAGTGGATAACCAATTTCTGGATTTGTTTTTAATCTTTCTAAAAGTGCTAATGCGCCATCTCCAGCTTGAATAACTCCATCTTCTGAGTTATCGACATATTTTGATTTTATTTCATCAATTTTATCATTAATAGTATTTGCAATTTCATTAATTGGAGTATTATCAAACCAAGATTCTTGTGCTTCTTTCTTTTTTACATCTAATACATTATCAGGATCGTATAACCATGATAAATCCATTCCAACACTTTTATTATACATTCTTAAAAGTGTCATTTTTTTCATACGATTATAATAATAATCAAATGCCGCAAGTTGGCACATTTCTTTAATATTTTCTAAATATTCAGAACCTTTATTTACTTTATAAATAGCATATTTTTTAGGACGTTGTTCTAAATATTTTTCTATATCTTCTATTGATATTTGTTTTGCTCCAAGTTGATGAAGATTATAAATTGAACCAAATAAAATTCTATGAAACTCTTGAGGAAAATCTTGTTCATTAAATTTATATTTATCTTCTAAATCTAAAAGAGAGGGATTTATAAAAACATCTCCAATTACTTGCATATTTGCAGATATATCAATATATTTTGAACCCATTTATTTTATCCCCTTTTATTCCATGCTTTTATTACATTTTCTTTTGCTTCCTCTTCTGATCTATATATAGTATCATTTTCAGGAACATATAATACCCAATGACAATTAGGATTAGAACACTCTATTATAAATTTATAACATCCAGTATAGCCATGTGTACCATGCCATAATGGATATTTTTTTAATTCAACATTTTTACAACCACATGGACAAGGTTTTAATTTATTCATTATTATCCTCCTCTTTAAACCACATATGTGGAGGTCGTACGGATACTCGTGGAGATTCAATATAAATTATTTTTTCTTTTGGTACAATAAAATTTGTTATATTTTTTTCTTTATTTATTAATTGTGCTTGATATAATGTATAATAGTACATCATAGCTTGCTTATAAATGTACGGAATTATCCCTATACTACCATTGCTTTTGTCTAATGAGTTACCCTCTTTTTCATAATACCATTTAAGTGTTTTTAACATTCCACTATATGTATAGTTATTTTCTTTCACATATCTTTCAGCAAGTTTTTTAGTTAATATATAATTATAATCTTCTCCAAACAATTTTCTTGTATAATCATAAAAAGCCTCAATATCTTTTTCCTCTTGAGACATATTGGCTTGGTGTTCATTCCAACAATTTAAGTGTGCATATCTACGTGCAGAAACTTGTTTTGTTGGATCTTTATCTCTATCAAATATTTTTTTACAATAAATACAAGTTACTTTATGTGCCATAGATATCTTTCCTTTTTGATTTTATATATATTATATTATAACAAAAAAAATAAGAGTTGTCAAATAGACAACTCTTTAAAATTTAATTAATTGTTTCTTCTGATAAAAGTGTTAAATCATCATAAATTAAAGATAATGCCTCAACCTGTTCTCTTGAACATTGACTCATTTTTTGACCTCGACCAAGATAACGATCAGTAATTTGTACAATACGAGGTTGATAAAATTCTTTGAAAATTTCATCAGAATTATTGTCAATCATTTTTTTAATTAAATCATTGCACCCCTTCATGAGTTCATCAAAATCAAGATCTTTAGTTGTGTCTTTATAAAGATTACTTTTTTTATCCGTAAAAAATTCTTTTCCATCTTCCTGAGCTTGTTTGTCAATAGCATCACTTATTGCAGAGACAAGGTTGTCATAAGAAAAATCAATATAATCTGGTGTATATTTAAATCTTGAACCAGCCTCATATCTAGGAGTACCTCGCATAAAAAGCTTAGTTAAATTATTACCATCTTTATCAGTAACAATTCTAGAATATCCAATAATATCAGCCATTCTAGCAACAATATTGTTAGCTCTTTTATCAAGGGTTGGAACAATTTTATTATACTCATTTCCCGCTTCATCTTTAAAAGTTTTATCTGTTGCATGAGAAATAAGAATAAGACCATAATCCATCATGACAATAGATCTAAGACATTCATCAAATTCTTTTGATACAAGTCCGTATCCCTTACCAAAAGGAATATCACTAATACTGTCAACACCATATCCACCATCAGAACGAAGTGCATTATCACAAATATATTTTGTGCAATAATCATAAGCAATATCACAAGTGTCAATGGTAATTGTATAAAATTTTTCTTTTGCTCTTGGGTCCTTTAACTGACGAAGAACTTTTCTAAATTCAGCCCAATTATTAATTGGTTGTGCCATTACTCCAGGAATCGCATTATAACCCTTTTCAAAAGCTAAAAGAAGATTATTTTCAAATTTGGATGCGGTAGTTGTTTTTCCAGATTTTGGTTCTCCATAAAAAAAGATTGAATATCCACGAAGATTTCTACTTACTTGATGCGGCTAAATATTAAAAATATCAATGTCTGCCATAATTATATCCTTTCTTTAACAAAGGGGGAATTAATTTCCCCTTATTAAAATACAAATCCACCTTCAGGTACAGTCTGAGTCATCTTTGTTGCGGCAGCCGCATTAAAATTAACTCCATCAGCAGCCTTATTGACCTGACGTTCATTATATCTTTTTTCAACTTCTGCCAGCATCACCTGACGGTCCTGAGTCATCTTATTTACATCTGCTGCGGTAAGAACTTCCTCATCCCCAAAATCATAAGGAACCTTTGCAGTGCCAGTGATAATATATTCACGACTCTTTCTTTCATAAGTTTGAACTGCTGCTTCGCCAAACGCAGACTCTTCAGTTCTTTCAGTCTTAATAGTCATGCAATTAATACGTCCCCAAACCTTTGTGAAAATAGGTTTAGAAGGAGTGGCATCAAGATTTTCAAAATAATTCATTCCCATTTCGTTACGAACCACGAAAGATACGGGAAGAAGAACTGGACCATATCCAAAAATAGCACCACTAACAGTTGTAAAATCTTCTGTGATATTCTTCTCAGGATCTGCATCAATATGAGTTACCTTTGTAATCAGCATATCTGCTGTAAAAGTATTTCTTTCTCCTTCAGGCCCAAGCTCATTTACGATAGAACAAAAACCATTTTCATTTCTGATCGCCGCAACCTTAGAACCATCACCTGCGATAAAATCATTAAGTGCGATAGAGGTTCCAGTACATTGAACCTTAAATGCATTATCCCTACCGCCATTTACCCAAGTCTTATCGGGATTATCAATGATTTTTTTAAGTGCGGTATAAGTGTTATTAGTCTGACCACTTTTATATGTTTCAGTCACATAAGTATAATGAATGGTAATTACATTCAGACCAGCATCATCTACTGCCACATCAAGATCACCTGCAATATACTTCGTACCAGGATTTTTAGAATTTTCTCCAGAAACTCTTTCAGAAAGCTGATTAAAATTACTGCCTGTACTATAAACATATCCTTCAATTTTTTCTGTATTAATAAATCTTGCGTTTGCTTTCATCTAATTTTTCTCCTTTTTATTAATCAACTTTTACTTTTTACATTATAACAAAAATTTTTTTAATCGTCAAATTTATAATTTTTTCCAGCTTCGGTGAGAGAATACTGAACAGGATCTTTGCCGATTTTTTCTACATATCCATCATTTACTAATTTACGCATAGAACCAGCAATAGAACGACCTGAAGTAAAAAGAGCTTCCGCCGCTTCCTTAGATGTAAAGAGATTAGTCATTGTATTTATATTCTCTTGCATCCAAGAAAGTAGCTTCTTGCCATTGTCTGTCATGACTCCTGAATTTTTTACCTTTCCATTTTTAAAATCTTCCCAAAAAGATGCGGCAAGTCCATACTCGTCTGGATAATTTTCTGCATAAATATCTGTTTGATCAAAAATTTCTGCCTGAATAATTTTAATAAATGCTTCTTTCTTAGTCATTTGTAATTTTTCCTTTTTATTTATAATATAATTTTCATTTTATAATTATATTATAACATTTTATTTTTTATTTTTCAATTTGAAAAGGAATATTTTCATCATCAAAAATTAAATATTGAGCATACGGAAGTTCTCTTGCCCATTTAATAAAATTATTTTTAGATGGGTCATCATGACCGCCCCATTCATTTAACTTATGAAAACGTCTTTGCCCAGGAGAGCAAATTGCACGAATAGTTTCATAGTTAGCTGTCCAAGTTCTAGTTTGAAGCCAGCTCTCAGGTAACCATCGCACAAGTTCTTTCCAGTATCTTTTATCTTTTGTTTCAAGATATTTTTGACGAAGAAATTCAAGTTGTTCAATCATAAAATCAGATAACATCCCAATATCATTTTCTGCTGGTCCACCTGTAAATTCTGGAATACTATAATATATTAAATCAGAATTCATATCATCTGTTTCAAAACAGTCAAGAGTAATAGGCTTACTTGTAAGTTTATGCATTGTTGATGTACTATTAGCAACTGTTGCAACTTTATAGGTATCCATTTCTTTCCACCAATAGAACGGTGCAGTAATATCAACAGAAACAAAAATCTGACGTAAAAATTTACGATGTTCTGGGCCACTTTTAATAAGGGTTTGAGCCAGTTTCATATCCTGTGGGCCAATAAAAGCTAAATCTGCAACATCATCATTATCATTTAGTCTTAAAACACCATTTTTAATAAGTTTATCTGCATATTCTTCCGCAAGCTTACAACCTTCATCAGTAAATTCTTCTGGCCAATTTAAATCAGGATGAAAGGCTTTAACCCATTCATCTGCAATTTCCATATCTTTATTTACATAATTAAGATCTACAACGCCAAAAAAGCTGTCACTCTTATCCCAACTATTCTTTGGATTTCTAAGACCTCTAAAGGCTCCTTCAAAATTACCTACCCATGTTTTTTCAAATTTCATTTTATTTCATTCCCCTCTGTAGTTGATCCCAAAGTAATTGAATCTGTTGTTGTATTTGTGTAATAAGGATAAGTTAATGGAGTCGTATAAGTCCAAGATTTATTATTATCTCTATATCCTTCCCAATATACATTATCTAATAACTATTTTAATTCTTTTTCTGTTAATTCTATTTTTCCGTTTTTATTTAAAGTAAATACTTTAATCATGCTTTTATTCCTTTCATGGTATTTAAACCATAAATATTACTACTATATGTATCAATCCAAAAAGCCTCTTTTTCATTTAATAAATCACGAGAACATTCTTCTAATAATTCAAAGCTAAAATTCCAAATTTTATCTCGCTGCATGGAATTATACAAAACATTGGTAGTTGATGCCTCGATACCTAAACCGCATTTACAATGTTGTTTCCATCTATCGCTAATATTAACACTTTGACCAATATAACATTGTTCTGTTAATAAATTGGTAATTTTATAAATACCACAAACAGTTTTTTTCCCTAAAATCCTATCACATAATTCTGTCATTTGTTTTTGGAAATATTGAGTCCATATAAGTTTACTTAGAACAACTGGATTATGAAAAGAAGATTTTAAATTCTATAACATTTTTACGTCAGCTAAATCCGCTTCAGAAATAGAAAGTTTATAAAAATTAATTTTATCTTTTTTCTCTTGCTCGCGGAGACGAGCTTCAACACCCGCACTTAATGAGGCTTTTAATTTATCAATTTCAGTTTGTATCTATTCTTTTTCTTGCAATGCTATATTACGAGTGTTTTGAATATCATTATTAATATCTAAAATTTGCTTTTGGGCCGATTCATATACTGTATTTACAGTTTGATCAGCTAATTTTTTTTGACTTTCTATATATGCTTCAATTTCTTTTTTACGATATTCTTGCCACTCTAATAAATCTTGATTAATTTTTTCTTTTTTATGTAGTTGAGAATTAATTAAAATTTCTCGTTCCTGTTCTAATTGATAAATTTGTTCATTTAATAACTATTTATAATGTTCTTGTTCTTCATTTTTGCTAATTTTAATTTGATTTGTTTTGTAAAAAAGAATTAAACTGCATATTAGAAAAATAAAACTCAATATTAATAGTATCATAGTTCCTCCAATATGCAAAATGAAGGTTAGATTTTTTAAGTCTAACCTTCATAATATAATTATTCTTCGACGTTAGGATCAAATGCACGACCTTCATCTGTAAACTGAATAAACTTAATTGGCTTATGAAGGCCAGTTACAGGATCTTCAATCTCTGCAGGAACACGAATCATCAAAGGAACTTCATTTTTATCTTTATCCTTATGACGCTGAAATGCGGAAGTTACAATTCCATTAACAGAACGAACCGAAAGGCCTGTTGCATCTGCAATATCCTGTGCGGTAAAATCTTCACCATCATGAGCCTTTACAAAATCATAAACAATCTTACTATTTTCTTTTAGCATATTTTTTTCTCCTTATAATTAAATAATGTTTTTTCTTAAAGATGAACTATATTTATCACCTGTATTTTTATTATATCAAAAATTTTTTATAAAGTCAAGAAAAATTACTGGTGAATAAAATATTTATTTTTTGTTTTCATGTCTGAATCACAACTCTTTGTAACTATTCATCTTATTTATAATTATATTATATAAAAAATTTTTTTAATTTTCAATGTATTGTTTTATAAAATCTAGTTCTGAAACAATAGGTATGCCCTGTGCCTTTGCAGCTTTATTTTTAGATGATGTACTGTTTATATCATTGTTAATTAACAAATCAATTTTGCTAGAAATAGAATCTGATACCTTTCCACCATGAGATTCAATAACAGCTTTTAATTCAGCTCTATTTTTAAACGTAGTAAGCTTTCCTGTAATAACTATAGTTTTTCCTGTAAGACTATCATTTATTTGAATATTATTAACAACAGGAGTTTCAAACATTAAAAGTTTAGAAATTCTGTCAGCTTCCGCATAATCAAAATTTTTAATACTTTTATTCATTTCTTCTCCAAAATTATTTAACAGAGAAAAATTATATTTATCATCATCAACTGCGTTACGAAAATCTTCATAAGTTTTAAAATAATTAATTAAATCTTTAGCTACTGCTCGCCCTATGAGGGGAATACCGATCGCAGATATAAAAGCATCAAGGGTTGTATGTCTATGTTCTTCTATTGATTTTAAGATTTTATCTACAGAAGCTATTCCAAAGCCAGGCTTCTTAATCCATTCATTTCTATATTGATTAAGATTAAAAACTCCTTCAAGATTTTCAAGCCATTCCCAATCAATTAACTTTTGAAAAGTAGCTTTAGATAATCCTTTAATATCAAGACCTTTTTTCCCACAAAAATGTTCAAGTCTATTTATTAATTTACCTTCACAGATAGGATTATCACAATATACGTTAATTACTCCATCATCACTGGTTATATATGTAACATCACCGCCACATATAGGACATCTTTCAATAACATCATTAGCAGACACTCCACCATGAGCAATCACATAACCATAATCATATTTTGGTCCAGCTTCCGCAATTTGAGGAATAATCTGATTTGCTTTGTAAACCTGAAGAGGCTCACCTACATA